CGATCCGTTGCAGGAAAATGAAGAACGTTTTGATTGTTTAAGGTAGACTTTTTCATGTAGGCCTCCTCGTTGGCTCGTGTCTCGCAGATGTCATCCATGTACAATCTCATATTTCGTTTGTCCCCGGGCACAGTGATAAACATTCTTTTTTGTTCTACGTCCTTTACTTTTTGAGAGAGATCAATCTTTCCGGGCAACCGATGACACTTCCCATTTCCGTTTAACTCATATACGGTTAATTTGCCATCTTTGCCGACTTCCAACATGTTGGCATTTCCGGGTACCTTGACCTGGCTCAAATAGGTCGAAAGGTCGCCTTCGCTCCATGCAGCACCCATTACATATAGCGCTTTATTTTTTTGACACATTTATTTCCGTTGTTCTATTTATGGACACTTATTTCGGGAAGGTTAAATCGGTCCCTTACCAATCTCCTGTTTATACGTATTCCAACATGAGAGAATACGTAGAAACTAGCGCCAAACACATGCAACATTTAGAGAAGGTGATCGAAGTCCTCATCCAAGATGTTCATCTACTCGAACATAAATTACTACAGTGTAAAGGTAAAAAGGAATTATAAAAAGGTTATCTATAGGCATGAACACCCTTGTCTTGAATGAAAAAGAACGAAATTTTGAAATCGATCCGCCTTTTCATTGGATCGTCGGTACTCAGCCACCGGATTGGTTTAAGCCTTTTTTATCCAACCAAACCTTGATCCTCCATTCACTAAGATTGGGGTCCAACCTCAGTGTATACGGAAATACCGTTCAGAAGATAAATGGTCTACAAACCACCCAATACATCCATATTCGGGAAGGGAATTATACCTGGAGCGAACCTCTTTATTTTATTTCTTTTCACATCGACAAAATGAACCTCTAATAAAAAAATATAGGAGCTATATATACATGGACCCTCGTATTCTCTACAGCGTGCAATCTGCCCTTCTCTTTTTTATCATTGCGTCGCCCCAGGTGTACGCCATCACCGGCGCCATCTTTAAGACGAAAGGCACCAGCGCGCTTGTGCTCCACTCGGTCGTGTACGGTCTCCTGGTCTACCTGCTGATGCTGATTAATGCTTAAAGCATAATGCCTAAAGATATACGTTGACGATACCAAAATAGTATCACCTTCCCTTATAGATGGAAGTTGATATATCTGAGCCCGTTCCTTGTGTGTCCGTTCCTTGTGTGCCCGTACGAGACACTTTAGGGCGTGTCTTTACACCGCCCATCTTGATCCAAGAACTTTACGCTCAATTGATCCCTTTTCTGCGTCCAGGCATGCGTGTCTACGAACCCGGTGTAGGTGACATGCGTTTTCATGCGGCATATCCCTTGCCCTGTACCTATTCTGGATGCGAAATATCACCAGGTGAGCTGCCGTCGACGATTTACAACGGAGACTTCTTTGACCAACCCCTGGACGAGTACGATCTGATCCTTGGCAATCCACCTTTTCGCGTGGAGACCGCTGGACCCCATTCGTCTCCGACACCGACCAAGTGCCCGCAGATGACCATCTGGCCCAAAATCGTCAAACGATGCATGGACCATTTGGTGGAAGGAGGCTTTCTGGCTATGATCTTGCCGTGCATGTGGCTCAAGCCAGACAAGGAAGGGATCCATGATTTGTTTATGCGCAATCGATTGATCTCGGTTCGCTGCTACAACTGTGTCGAAAGCAACAAACTGTTTGGGTACAATTGTCAGACCCCTGTGTCACTGGTCGTATTACAAAAAGTTGCCTCGACCGGTTCCTTCCTCTTGTATGACAACGGATACATTCCTTTTACGGTGTCATGTCCGCCCTGTATTCCCACCCAGAATGCAGCCTTGTTGCAGGCTAGTCATCGGCTCATCAAGGTCCCTTTGACGTGTATCAAACTGTCGACGGTTCCCAAAGGCAAGGTGATCCCCAATCCCACAAAGTTTCCGTTGCTCACGACGTTCAAGCAGGGCATGATCCATGGCATCGAACTCGATCAGCCCGGGCCTTATCACGGAGTTCCCAAGGTACTGTTGCTTCACAAAAGCCAGCCGTTTCCTTTTTTGGACCTAGACGGAACCTATGGCGTGGGTGGACGCGATGTCTATGTTTTACCAGTGGATTCCTACGAAATGATGAAGGACCCTCTCGTACAAAAAATACTCAAGTCTTTCACCATAAGGATGAATTATTATGAAAAACAGACCTTTCACTATTTGCCTTGTGTAGAAGAGTTTTATGAATGGAAAAAAAGTATTTCTATACTATATGACCCGTAAACGTCGGCTTAAACGACGAAGTCGTCTTACCCAACGGGGTGTACACCGTAAGTCGAAACGCAGTGTATCACAAAGAGGTGGCACTGCACAAAAACCCGTAATCAATCTCTGTACCGGTCTCCCGCATCCAGTAAATGGATTAGAATATACGACCAAAACAGAGGAGATTGTCAAAGGCCAACCTAACCCAGACTACAAGAGCTATTTTGACTCGAACTGCAAGCCATTGTTTTATGTCTCGACGAACCATTCCTCCAAATCGGCACTAGCAAAGTTTATGATCCTTAAAAACCCACAAAAGGTGAGTATCGTGGTGAATAAATGGATCACTTTACTGGAGCCGATTAAAGCACAGGTGATCGGTAGTTCGAAACTAGAGATGGTTTCCAGGACCAATGTCAATCCTTTCATGGACTATTATGCCCAACTCCAGAGATACAAGTCTCTATTCGAGAACAAGTCGATGATGAGTACTAGATCTGGAACGAACCTGTTGAAGGCAACCATGACAGCGGCATCAACCCTGGGTAAATCGATGGACACGGAGGCCCTTTACTCGGATGAAACCATTATGGAGACCTTCAATGGGATCACTCAACAGTACAAGTACTACAGTGATATGCCCTTTAATATGAAGGAATTTCTGGGGTTTGAAGGAATAGGCGGATGGCTGGGTACAGAAGCTTCGCGTAAAAAATCGATGGAGGCAGTGGATAGCGAGGTGACCATGTTACAAAATCTTACTAATCCAGATCCCCAAAAGAAAGAGCCTACGCGAAGGTTGATGCAGATAGAAAAAGAGACAAAGATCAAAGCGGCCAAGACCGCACTTGTACTGTCTCTCTATGTCTTTTGTTATCTGAATTACATGCCCATTCCGAAAGGCAAGATGGACGAGGATACCATCAATCGTATGATCCAAACCTTGAATAAATTTTACGAACAAATCAATACGTTCTCGGGTGGTGGGTCACCAGAAGATGTCGAAAAGTTGTTAAAAGCCTATGTGAGCGACTTTCCCAAAAACTTAGCAGATCTGACAAAGGAGATGGAGAAAAAGAGGGCGAAACCGATTGTGGGGGGGGCGAGGCATGTGGGAATTCAACTGGAAAGATTACCGAGTAGTGACGCATTGAAAAAGCCTCAATTAAGAGTTGAAGCTAGTAGTACGACTGATACCCCGACTAAACCTAAATTACTGCTAAACAAATTATCACCACAACAGTTTAATTTCTTAAAGTCTGGAAGAGAACCGGAAACTGAAGAGGAGGCAGCGGTATTGGCCAGATTAAATCAGAAAACTCTCGAGGAGGCCAAGACAGGTCCAGAGGCAGCAACGGTAGTTGGATCGGAGGCCAAGACAGGTCCAGATGCAGCAACGGTAGTTGGATCGGAGGCCAAGAGAGGTCCAGAGGCACGTAGTTTTATGTCGTATCTTCGGCCTACACCAGAATCGGCAGAGGCAAAAGAGGAAAAGGCTCTGAAAAAGGCTCTGAAAGAGGCAGCAAATGCCCGTAAAGCTGGTACGGAAGCTGGTTGGCGAGCATCTCAACGAGTGCATGACGCATTAAAATATGTAAAAGTTACAAATGAAAATGTCGATAAAAAAGCAGCTGAAATTGCGAAAAATAAAAGAGGTATTATCGCTGCAACTGAAGAGGCAGAACAACAGGATAATAAAGCACAAGAACGTAAATACACAAGTAAGAAATTTGCAACCAAAAAGATGGAAATAGCAGAACGTAAACGTAGTCGTGATACAGGGATTGATTTTTTAGATCCAAAAGAAAGAACTAACGCAAGGATCGCATTGAAGAAAGCAACAAGGGCGAATTATAATGCTCAACTGGCTCAAGAAGCAAAAGTAAAAGTAAGAGGTCAGGTACTGAATCAGTTTAATCAAGATGCCGAAAAAACAGAGAAGGCAGCAAAAGATTATAAACCTGTAGTGCCTACAATTTCAGTCGAGAAAAAAAGTGGAAAATATGCAATTGCAGAAAAAGCATTAAGGGAAGCGATCAATCTATATAATGAAGATAAAAACGACATTCATGAGAAGATTGTAACTGCACAGTACAAAAAATTATCAGAAATTGTAGAGGAAGACATTCAAACCGCCGAGAAACAGAAGGTTGTCTTTCCTGAAAAATACGATGAAAAGGTACTCCAAAAGAACAACTTACAAAAAGAATTGGAAGAGTGGACGGATTATCGCGGCGAAGAGAAGGATCCTGGGAAGTTCAACCCAGATGAGCTTGATGGTAAAATACTTACATTAAAAATTAGTATCCAAGAAAACAAAAAAGAGTTAGAAGATATTAAGAAAAAAATACCTAACGTCTTTGAGTTAGACCCATTAGTTGAGCAAGAAAAAAACGCATATGTAATTTTTGAAAAAGCACAGTCCGATAAACGATCCGCAGATAAAACATTAGCGGTCAAATCAGGATTAATTAAGGAGGCAGAAGACATCCGCGCTGCAGAAAAAGATTACGAAGAGTTGAAAAATAAACCGAAACCATCTGATCTTGAAAAAAGTGAATTAGCCTATTTAAAAAAAACATATGAAGAACAACTAACAATTTATTATTCACAAGTACAAAACGTATCATCTGGAAATACAGACGTAGAAGAAGCGTTAAAAAAGGCGAAGGCTGCAAAGATAAGACTAGATGATTCTCAAGCGGATAAGGATGCCAAAACGAAAGAAGTGGATGAGAAGGTTACTGCGTTAAAAACGGCTTATTCAGATAATACAAAAGACATTGATAAGTATGACAAGCTTCTTAGAGATAATGCATCAAAAGAAAGAGAGATAAAGAAATTCGATGCATCCTCCAAGCTGCAGCGAGATTTTCTTTCGGAAACCCTAAGTTATGAGAAAACAATTGCCTATTTGTATCGGCCAAAAGACACCAGAGATCCGTTGAAAGATTTCTATGCCGCGATAAATATAGATAAGGTTACAAAGACCGTCGATGAGTTATATATGTTGATTGTCAAAACTGTAAAGGACCCCACCGGGAAGGACAAAACAGAAGACCCATTGGACGGAAATGAAAATGTATCATACGATGATCTGAAGACTTTTATCCAATCAAACGAAGGAGAAAACAAAATGAGAGCAAGGACCCATTTTTTTATGAAGGTTGTCTATGGTTTTGCAAAGGATTTGCATAAAATGATAAAGCATACAACCATGACAGGAATTGGGGTAAATGACCATACTATTGATAATCAAAAGTTTAGTAAAAACCGTCTCAAAGAGAT